ATTTACTTTATATATTTATATACAATTAATAGTATATAATATGGCCGATCAATCAAACATTAAAGAAATAATTAAACAGGAGTACATCAAATGTGCTATGGATCCTGTACATTTCTTTCGCAAATATTGTTATATTACTCACCCTGTTAAAGGAAGAGTATTATTTCATTTATATCCTTTTCAAGAGGATGTATTAAACGATTTTAGGAATCATCGTTTCTCTATCATAAATAAATCCCGACAATTAGGTATATCTACCTTATCAGCTGGTTATGCTTTATGGACAATGTTATTTAATAAAGACAAAACAGTGTTATGTATTGCTACAAAGCAAGAAACAGCAAAAGGTATGGTTGAAAAAGTACAGTTCATGTACAACAACTTACCAAACTGGCTTAAAGGTAATCAAAAACCAATATCAGACAATAAGTTATCACTTAAACTAGCTAACAACTCCCAAATTGTAGCTACATCAGCAGCATCAGATGCAGGTAGATCTTACGCAGTATCTTTACTAATAATAGATGAGGCTGCCTTCATTGAAGGTATTGATAAAATATACACAAGTATTAAACCAACCATCGCAACGGGTGGAGGTATTATAGCATTATCATCTCCAAATGGTGTTGGTAACTGGTTTCACAAAATGTATACTGAAGCTGAGGTAAATAAAAATGACTTTAAAGCAATTAAATTAAAATGGGATTTACACCCAGATAGAGATGAAAAATGGGAAGAAACAGAACGAGCAAATATGTCGTCAAGAGAGTTTGCTCAAGAATACGACTGTGACTTCCTAGGTTCCGGTAATTCATTAATTGAACCCGATAATTTATCTTTTTATGAGCAAACTTTTGTACAAGAACCTGTGGAACGCCGCTTTATGGGTGGCGACTTTTGGATATGGAATTATGCAGATTATAGTAAACAATATATTGTTTGTGCTGATGTGGCTCGTGGTGATGGTAGCGACTATTCAGCATTTCACGTTATTGATATCGAATCATGTGAGCAAGTAGCTGAATATAAATCACAAATTGATACGAGAACATTTGGGAATATGCTAGTATCAGTTGCCACTGAATATAATAACGCCTTATTAGTAGTGGAAAACGCTAACGTTGGTTGGGATGTTGTAAACACTATCATTGAAAAAGGCTATCAAAATTTATATTATTCACCTCGCGCTTATGGTGAAATGAATATTGATAAATGGATGGCTAAAATGGATAGTGAGCAAACAGTTCCTGGATTTACTACATCAGCAAAGACAAGACCGCTTGTTATCTCCAAAATGGAGTCGTATATTCGAGATCGACACTTTATATTCCGATCAAAACGATTATTAGAGGAATTAAGAGTGTTTATTTGGCAAAACGGTAAAGCGCAAGCACAAAACGGATATAATGACGATTTAGTTATGGCATTAGGAATTGGATTATTTACAAGAGATACAGGCGTTAAATTCTATCAACAAGGTATGGATGTGACTCGAGTAGCTTTAAATAATATATCTAACAATACTACACCTAGAGTAACAATGTTACCTGGTGGTGTGCAAAACCCATATCAAATTGAAACCCCATATGGTGTTGAAGATTTACGTTGGATGATGTAGTTGATAAATATTTATAGACATATTAAAATATATTAATGGCTGAAGAAATAAAAAAAGATATTAGCGCGGGTGGAGGTTTATTTAGTAGACTAACCCGCTTATTCAGTACAGACGTAGTAATTAGAAATGTTGGTGGAAACCAAATAAAAGTAATAGATACAGACCGTATTCAAGCATATGGTAACGTAAAAACCAATGCTTTAATTGATAGATTTACCAAATTACATCGTTATGGCGCTAATATGCCATATAACCCAACGATGAATTATCAAACACTTCGTATTCAGTTATATACTGACTATGAAGCAATGGATACTGAATCAATTATTGCCTCTACACTTGATATTATTGCTGATGAAGCTACTTTAAAAAACGAAGCAAATGAAGTAATACAAATTCGTTCATCAGACGAAAATATACAGCGCATACTTTACAATTTATTCTATGATATATTAAACGTTGAGTTTAACTTATGGATGTGGATTCGTAATATGTGTAAATATGGTGACTTCTATCTTCACCTTGAAATAGCTGAAAAATTTGGTATTTACAATGTAATGCCAATGTCAGTTTATGATATGATTCGTGAAGAAGGAATGGATCCTCAAAACCCATCTTATGTTTGTTTTAAAATTGATCCAATGGTTATTGCAGCTGGTGGTATCAATTCACGTGTTAAAGATAGAGATGGAAAAATTAAATTTGAAAATTACGAAATAGCACACTTCCGTCTATTAACAGATGCTAACTATCTTCCATACGGTAGATCTTATATCGAACCCGCTCGTAAAACTTATAAACAATATATTTTGATGAAGGATGCAATGCTCTTGCATCGTATCACCCGCGCCCCAGAAAAACGCGTATTCTATGTTGATATTGGTAATATGCCACCTGCTGAGGTAGATGGTTATATGGAACGTTTAAAGCAGAAAATGCAGAAAACACCATACATCGATAAAAATACTGGTGAATATAACTTGAAATATAACATGATGAATGTAATGGAAGACTTTTATATTCCTCAACGTGGCGCTAACTCAAACACTAAAATTGATACAATTAAAGGTTTAGAGTATAATGCAATTGAAGACGTAAACTTCTTACGTGATGAAATGTTAGCTGCACTTAAAGTACCTAAAGCATTCTTTGGATTTGAAAAAGATTTGACTGGTAAAGCTACATTAGCTGCTGAAGATATTCGTTTCGCTCGTACAGTAGAACGTATTCAACGTATTGTATTGAGTGAATTATATAAAATAGCATTAGTACACTTATATGTTCAAGGATTTGAAGGTGAAGCATTATCAAATTTTGATTTAATATTATCTACTCCATCTGTTATTTATGAACAAGAAAAAATAGCATTATGGAAAGAAAAAGTAGCATTAGCTAAAGAAATCCAAGATACCAAACTATTACCTTCAGACTTTATATACGATCGTGTATTCCAATTCAGCGAAGATCAATATGATGAATTTAGAGATTTAGTAGCTGAAGATATGAAACGTACATTTAGATTAGGTCAAATCGAAAATGAAGGAAACGACCCAGCTAAATCAGGTAAATCATACGGTACACCACATGATTTAGCAACACTATATGGATCAGGTAGATATAATGGGACTAAAAAATCAGACATACCTCCAGGATATGATGAAGATCGTCCTGTTGGTCGTCCTAAAGAAAAATCATCTATTATTGGCACACAAAAAGACCCACTAGGTAAAGATAGATTAGGTAAAGGTGAAAATGGTACATTGTATACTGCGAATAAACCTGAAGAAAATGGTACACCAAAAGGTGGTTCACCATTAGCCTTAGCTGAAGCGTTACGCCATAAAGACATGTTGAAAAACATACCTAGAGTAGGTAAAGATATGGTATTTAATAATGAGAAATCATCATTATTAGACGAAGAAAACATTAGAGACATATAATAATCATATATTTATAGGTAGTGCATACTTTATGGATAAACTAAAACACAACAAATTCAAAAATAGCGGAATAATATTCGAATTATTAATTCGCCAAATTGCATCTGATACAATGTCAGGTAAAGATTCCTCCGCTTTAGATATAGTTAAAAAATATTTTAACAAAACTGAATTAGCAAAAGAACATAAGTTATATCAAGCTTTAATCAACACTAAGTCATTATCTGAAGGTAAAGCAGAATCGCTAATTAATGCTACATTAAAATTATCTTCTAAATTAAATCGTTCAACATTACGTAACGAGAAATATAATTTAATTAAAGCTATTCGTGAAGCATATAATATTGAAGATTTTTTTAAAGCAAAAATCAACAATTATAAACAATATGCTGCTGCTTGTACATTAATAGAAGCACATAACTCAACTGAGTTTATGAATCCAACTCAAGTAATTGAAAATAAATTAACATTACTTGAACATATCTCTCGTACTGAAATAGATAAAGAAAAAGCAGGCGACAGATTGATGGAAGAATTTGCAAGCATGGATAAAGGTATGCGAATGTTAGCGTATAAAAAACTATTAGAACGCTTTAACAGCAAATATTCATCTCTATCCGATAAACAAAAATTAGTTCTTAAAGAATATATTAATAACATTTCTAACACAGTTAAGTTACGTGAATTCGTTAATGAAAACTTTGTTGTTATTAAAACAGAATTAACTAAACTGAATAAAACCGTAACCGATAAAACAACTCAAATTAAAATAAATGAAGTTGTTAATATGGTTAAACCAATCGAGAAAACTCAAAACGTAAAAGACGAAAATTTAGTTTCGTTGCTACAATATTACCAATTAATTGACGAACTAAAAGCTACTAAATGATGGGTTTAATTAACGAAGCAAAACGATTTCAAAAATTAGCAAATATAAAGGAAGATGCTACAAGCGCCCCGGCTCCTGTAAACTCCCCTTCAGATGTAAAAGCTTTAAGTAAAGCTCAATCAACAGCAACCACAGTACAAACTAAAGCAAAAGCCATAAATAATATAGGTGAATTTGCAGGTGCTTTTAAAATTTGGATGGGAACATTAGGAATAGTACCCGGAAAAATTAGTAAATCTGCTATTAGAACACAAGTAGAAAAGACATTAACTGATTTAGGATATAAATAATAATGGCTGATTTAAAAACATATGGTGATTTAAAAAAAGCTATTAGCGTTATTAATCTTAAACAAAAAGGAGAAAAAATATCAGGTGTAGCAGTTGGAGTAATAATGGGGTTAATACCAGGAGCAGATGCAGCCAAAAACACCTATGAATTTATAAAAGCAGCAATATCTAAACCAGATACTAAAAAAACAAATACTTGGTTAGATAAATTAGATGTAGATGATGAAATGTCGGCTATTGTAGATGATACAGTTGAAAATGGATTTATGCAAGCAATGTCAGCAGCAATAGAAGCAGAACCAGATGATAAACCATTAGAACAAGATTTTAATATGAATGCTAAAATGGTTAATTATTTAAAACAACAACATAAAGGTAGAACTATAGCAGGAATACAAGAAAATAAAGATATGGGATTAAAAGAATATATTAAACAACTTGCTCGTGAAGTATTAGATGAACAAGACGGTGGAGTAGTAGGTAATACTACAGCTGCTCTTGGCGGAGGTGCTGGTGTTCCTATGACACCTAATTGGGTTGCTCCTAAAGGACAAAAGAAAAATGCTGCTACTAAAACAGCAGAAAAACAAGGCTTTAAAGTAACAAAAGGTGAAACCGAAATGCCTGGTGATTCTAAAGTAAAAGATTATGTATCATTAACGGGCAAGAAAAAGAAAAAAGTAAAAATATACCAGGAAAGTTGGTATAATCAACCACCACAGTACGGAGCAAAATCTCAACAATACGATCAATTTCCATTAATTTACGTCTTACTTCGCGTATTGCTTTATGCAGTTGTTCGTTTTTAGTTCTGAATTTAACTTCGTTTTTGAA